TAGTAGGTATGGACCAATGCTTCTTGTCTGGAAGTGTACGGGACATCTTCTCGCAAAACCCCGATACTGCTTGGCTCAATCATAAAGGGTTGAATCCCTTTGTTGTAGATGAGCTTAATAAAGGTAGTGTTGTAGACCAATGCCCATGTGAGGGCGGTAGAAAACACTTGGTCAGCGTTGGAATTTAGCCACTCATCATTTAATGCTTGTGTGAGCTTTGGTACTTTGAATTGTTCTCGGTCATCAACAGAAGCACCAAGGTTAATACTGAATCTTGTTGTCTCTGAGGAGTACAAGAAAGAAGTTAACTGGTCGATGTGTGGATGAATCTTGTTAAAGACGGCAGGAGATTCTTCCTCTGAGTTACCAAACAGATAATAGGAGCGCAAGTTTGAGTAGTCGGTTCTACGTTCATCACTTGAGACTTGACACTTGCGTATCAGGTCTTTGTAGAAAAACTCCCGGTCATCTGGGTTTGGTGGAATTATCATGTTTTAATCTTCAAATTTTCATGGTCTCGCATGGTTGCTTTAGGGTCTATCACAGGTCCTTTATTAATACCGGCTTGTGATGGAGTTAAACCAACCGCCTCTCCTTTTACAGATTGTACTGCTCTTCCTGATAATATACTCGCCATATTGAGGTTTTGGAATCCCCCACCCCATACTGCACTGTCACCCGGTCTTGATTCACGTGGAACATCGGGCATTCGCTCGACTTTATCTTCTTTTGGACCATACTTCGCCAAATAGCCGGCTTGATGTTCACCTTCACGGGTTGACTTAATATCTGACATCTTAAAGTCAATTGCCAATTGTTTCAAGGTTTTATCGTTCTTTTTTGTCTTATCACTCACCAAACCCGGTGCTTGTAAGAAAACGACCAATACTTCACCGGCACATTGCTTCATTGGACAAATCGGTTTATACCCCTCGAAGTAACCATGTTGACTACATTTGTAATCGTGTAATACCTTAGCCATTGTTTCCCCCTAGCTGTTCATCTAAATTCTCTTGCGAATAGTCTGCTGCGTTACGAATACCTATTTTAATTTTAATCTGACCATCTACAACCTGTAAACCGGTGCTACGGACATAGTGCGGCTTGGCTTCTTTGCGGTAAGTAGCAAACCGTGTATTGTCTCGGTTTTGCATGACAACAATTTCACCCCGTTGATAAGAACGGTACGCTCTTGAAACTCGTACTTGGACGTTGTATGTCATTGGATGGAGTTCTTCAATAAACACATCTCTAAAATGTTTAGCACTCATGCCGGCTATGTCAGCAAAGTTTTCCACTGAAATACCTCTTGCTTTGTCTTTCACAAACCGTTTTATTTCAATCAGTAATTGTCTTTGTGGAATGATGGCATCCATTACGAATACACTCCGATACGCTTGAGATAGTCTGAGACATTACGACCTACTGCAATTTGTTCTGGTGTGTACTCTTCTTGTTTCTGAGAGATAGACCGTGTAATCCCTTGTTGAATGAGTCGTGGTTGTACTTGTTCAGCAAATGCCGCTGCTGCCAACGCTGCCGCTATGACTCTGTCATCTTTGTTACGTCCACTTGCCTCAATACTACCCCCATCCCGAACAATGGTTTTCATCTCCTCAATTAAATCAAGACTCAAGGTTTGCATCATGTTTCTCTCAAAGAAGTCTTTAAAGTAGGTGAGCATCCTCTCTTTTGTTGCACTGGTAGTTAACCAACCAATACTGTTACTTGGTCCACCAAGAGTGTCATTACGTCTCCAGATATAGTTAGACATAGACGCATACACATCCATCAAATCTTTACCCATCGCTGTTTTCATCGCTGCCGCTTGACGTTTGAGATTACGCATCTCATTGATAACTGCTTGACCCGGACCATTGATTTCAAGGTTGAGGGTACTGTTCTTGTAGGCTCCTGCTAGGTGGGCAATCACCCAAGCAAATTGATAGGTGTTGAGTTCTGATGTAGCAAACTCCGCTACTTGGTCCATACCGTCTGCATAGCACCTGAACACTTGAATACAGAATCTATCTGCCCAGTCTGAGCTACCGTAGGCTGGATCTGCACCAATCACATAGAAAGCTGTGTCAATTGGTTCCTCCCACACTTTAAGGGTTGAGAGTCTGTCTGTAGATTTAATGACTTGTGTGTCTTGAAAGTTAGCGCCGAAAGAATATCGAAAGTGTTGAGGATGAATCTTCTTTGCCATCTTGATTGCGTCTGTACACCGTGCATTACTAAAGAAACTACTACCGGTCATAATGAAAGCGTAGTCCTCAGTAGGAGGAAACTCTTGATACATGAGGGCATCATCTTTAATTCCTTCGTAGAGTTTCCATCGCCACCAAGCCATCTGACGGGAATTGATTTCTACGTTGTAAAGTTTCTTAATGTCTCTGGTCCACTCTTTTTCTTCAACAGTGAGTTTTCCATCCCAATACGTCTTATATACATTACTTGTTGGGTCTGCAGAGTAAAACTCATTCCTCCACCAGCCACAAAAGATGGCTCTTTGCGTTCTCGCACGTTTGGCAGTGACATACATATCATGGAACATATTGAAGCCTCTAGCAGTCGATTCAAAGACAAATAGACGCTTTGGGTTGTTCTCTGCTAAAGAAGCCAGCAAGGAAGCAAGTCCTTCTTCATCTCCCCATGAGGATGTCTCAGTACCATGCAAGTAAGTGATTCCCTTACCACGACCTAAAGAACCTTTGGCTCTAAGTCCTGCCACCTGATAAAAGAGACGACTCCTGTTCTTGAGAGATAATCCATTTCGGTTATGGGCTACCATTGGAATCCGATACGCTTGTGGTAATCCTTCCATATAGTTTGTCAAAGTACCACGGAACATATCTTTATTCTCTTCCGTATCGGTCACTAAAGTACCTTGTAAACCCGGATGAATGAAGTGCCAATACAAGTCTAGGGCTAGACTTATCGTTGTTATACCCTGTTGTCTGCCTTTAAGGATAACAAAGAAGTGAACATCGTCTGCAAGACCTTTAGCAATCTCATCCATAACGTACGTCTGAGTCCCTAAACGCTTCGTTAGTTTCTTTAAACCATCTTCTTTTGTTTCTACCGACAACTGGTCACAGAACCGATAGAAGTTATTTAAATTGAAATTCATTTTCTTGTGCTTTTAAAGTTATCTAAATCCCAATGTGCTATCGCATAACATACCTTCTTGTTCTTCGCAAAGCGTATTAACTCCTCTACCTTACGCTTACTATACTTTCGTTTCCATTCATCAACAAGCTGATGCTTCTCTTTTGCACTAAAACATCCCAGCACCTTCTGCATATCCATCTTCAACTCCAAACGGTTATCATGCAATGCCAAATAATCCTCCTCAGTGGCTTGTCTCGGTGTTAAACCCCTCTCCATCACTATCCCTATTCAAAAGCTCATTCACTCTATCCAACTCATCATACGCAGCCTGTAATAACCTCGCACTCTCCTGATGCACCCGTATCAGTTCAGCAAACAACTGATTCCAATTCATCTTCGTACACCGGTCCATATACTGTGCCTTCGCATCATTATCCGCCACCTCCTGTACAAAGTGAATCCTACCCCTTATTCCGTTCTCCATACCCTCACCCCCTCATTCTCACTTCTTGCTATAAATCTCATCCCTAACTTCTTTCCATATCTATAGTTGTTATTACATACTACAGATAATCCTAAACCATCTATATAAAAACTATCACCTATCTCCATATCTTTATATGGGTAACTTCTTCTTACCTTGTTATCAGGTATCGGTATATTCTTATTAATCTTCATCTCTATATCCTCCATAAAACCAAATATACCATATTTTTTTGGGGAGGAGACAGTTGGGGGTCTCGCACCTACTAGTCTCATACCCATCTCTTAGTCTCCGTCTATCAGTCATACTGTAACGATAGTTTTAACCTACCCAATCCCGAGCCTAAGTGTAAATAGAGCTATGCAACGGATAATGTATAAGTAATCTTCACCTAACCCCATATATATTTATATTTCACAATGCGGAAAGAGTAGATATTATGTCAAACAATCTATAATCTTAATTTCATACCTAATATATTCTTAACCTAATAACTACTATAAAATTCTATAGACTATCTTATATTACTTATACTATAAGCTAGATGAAACCTATAAGTAGAAAGACTATAAATATATTTGTATTAGACTATTGTGTTTTATAAAACTTATAGAATATAATATATACAGAAACAGAAAAACAGTTTCTCATTTAATCAATCAGGTGTATTAACTATAAGGGGTTCAACATGCAACAATCAATTTATGACATCGTTACAAATAGAATTATTGAGAATCTAGAAAAAGGTTCTATACCTTGGATTAAACCTTGGGATACGGAAAATACTTTAGATAGAAACATTAAAACAGGTAATGAGTACAACGGCATCAACCGTATTATTTTAGGTATGTCAGGTTTTCAGTCTAATATCTGGGCATCATTTAAACAGTGGAAAGATTTGGGGGCCAATGTAAAGCTACATGAAAAGGGAACAGCTATTGTATTTTATAAGCCGGTATCCGGTGTTAAAAAGAATGAGCAAGGCGAAGTAGAAACAGTCTATAACTGCGTATTCAATACAAGTTATGTATTCAATGCCGAGCAAGTAGAGGGTATAGAGATAAAACAACGTGAGAATGAAGATAAACCATTCTTAAACAATGTGCATATTGATAACATGGTAAGCAATACGGGAGCTGTTATCCGTCATAGTGGAAACAGTGCATATTACAAAAGAGATGATGATTTTATCAATATGCCGGTTAAAAGTGACTTTAATAGTGAAGCTAATTACTATGCTACTTTATTACATGAATTAACTCACTGGTCAGGTTCACCTACTCGATTAGATAGGACTAAGGGTAAGAGATTCGGGGATACAGCGTATGCTTTCGAGGAATTGATAGCGGAGCTAGGTAGTGCCTTTTTATGTGAAAAATTTGCCGTTAAAGGTGATATACGTCACGAGGGTTATATTCAATCATGGTTACAAGCTCTTAAGAATGATAACAAGATGATATTTAAAGCGAGTGCATACGCTCAAAAGTCTACGGATTACATTGTAGGATTTAAAGCTATGGAGCAAGCGGCTTAATAGTTATAACTGATAAGAGATTCTAACCAGTCTCTTATCGGATTCTAACTAGAATCATTATCTAACTTTATAAGGGGTATTACTATGAGACGTTACAAAACAAAACAATCTAATCCATCAAGGAAGATTGTAGTAAGAGATTTTTCCAATAATGCTACGTTTACTTTACAAATACCATTTTCTACCGGTAGAGAGTTTTCTATTGGTGCTATTCAGTTTGTAGATAGTGGTAATCAATACTTTAAACCAGTGCAAACCATACCCGCTTCATGGTATGTGAACCTAAACGTATGAGGGGTTATCCATGATTAAAAATAAACAATATTCTAAGATTAAATATATAGAACCTATTACCGTTGAGATATGGTTATCAAAAGGGACTATTAAACCCACATGGTATGGTGAGGAAAATACCTATTATG